AATCGGGCCTGAAAAAGTTGTTGTTCCCATTGTCTTACTCCTTGTTTTTCTGTCTGCTTACGCAGTCAATAGGTTTATTGTTTGTGCAAGGGGGCATATTTCAGCCCCCTCACTAAAGCTTTAGGCTGGGTTAGAACCGTATAAGCCTCTCCAGTCAGAGAAACCAAATACGTATCTCTCACGAGATTTGTATCTAACGTTGCCAGTCTCGAAGTCACCTTCCATCTTAGTTTCGATTGGAGTTCTAGTGAAGTGCTTCATACCGTTAGGAACGTCAGTTCTT